CTTATAGACAAGAAAACACTTGCAGACTTGACTGTTAAGTGTATTTTATTAAAACATAAAAACATTCGTGAGAAAATGACATATGCAGAAGAACTAGAATATTTGGCTACAAATGAAAAACGAAATAACTTTATAGTCAATCTTTTGCAACACTTGGATGGTAATACACTTTGTTTATTTCAGTTAGTTGAAAAACATGGTAAACCATTATACGAACAAGTAGAAGAAACAATTACAGATAGAAAAACATTTTTTGTTTATGGTGGAACAGATACATCAGAAAGAGAAGAAATAAGAGGAGTTGTAGAAAATGAAAAGAAATCAGTTATACTTGCAAGTTACGGCACGTTTAGTACTGGTATTAATATTAGGAATATCAACAATATCGTGTTCAGTTCCCCAAGCAAAAGTAGGATTAGAGTGCTCCAAAGCCTTGGCCGTGGACTGCGTAAGACCGACAATAAAGTTTCCGTTTTAATATATGATATTGCAGACGATATTTCACATAACAATAAGCGTAATTTTACGTTAAATCATTTTTCTGAAAGGATATCATTGTATAACGAACAACAATTTGATTATCATATCAGTAAGGTAAAATTGTAGTCACATAAATATAAGACAATGATTAAAAAGAAGGTTGCGTATGGATACAAATTATAAAGTCGTTAAGTTAACAAATGGCGAAAGTATTATTTGCGAAATGAAAGAATATGCCAATGAAAAATATATAATTAAAACTCCATTAAAAATGGAAACAGTTAATGAAGAAACTAGCAAAGGCATGACAGAATCTTTACACCTTACTGCTTGGATATCTCCGTTTACAGAAAGTAAATATTTTGAGCTAAAAGAATCTCACGTTATAATAATTGCAGATGCGTCAGTAGGGTTGGGTGCTTATTATAAAAACATTGTAGAAAAAAGAAACAGATTGCATATTCCAGAAGATGTTATAGATTTTGAAGATAATTTAGATGATGAAGAAATGATTGATAGAGATAAAATTAATGATATACTAGAGGAGTTTATTAAAACAAATAAATCTAAATATCATTAACTTGACCAACCAACAGAGCTAATATAACACATTTATTTTGGCGAAGTCAAGTCTCTTTTATTTTTTTATTAGTTACTTGACTTTAACACAGCAATATAGTATAGTATACGTCTAACTTGAAAAAAAGGAATTGAAATGGCAAAAGGTAAAAAGGCAAAAGGAGAACATTATGTAGATAATAAAGTTTTTCTTCAAGCCATGACCGATTGGAAAAATAAGTGTAAAATAGCAGAAGAAGAACAAAAAGATTTACCTAAAGAAGATAAAGTTAGACCTCAAGTAACTAATTATATTGGTGAATGTTTTTTAAAGATTGCAACTCACTTATCATATAGACCAAACTTTATAAACTACACCTATAGAGATGAAATGATTGCTGACGGTATTGAAAACTGTTTACAGTACTGTGGTAATTTTGACCCAGAAAAATCAAAGAACCCCTTTGCTTACTTTACTCAAATTATTTACTATGCCTTTCTCCGTAGGATTGCAAAAGAGAAAAAACAAACTCACGTTAGAAACAAAATGATTGAAAGTGTTAGTTATGAATCTTGGACAGTTAATGAAGGTGACACTAACAAATATGTTGTACAAGGATTTGATCCAAATATAATGTTGCCAGACGAAGATGTATACAAACCTAAGAATAAAACTAAAGTAAAAGCTAAAGGTCTTGAAAACTTCATGGAAGAAGAAGAGGACACAGTAGCAGACAAGGGATATAATTAATTTGAAGCTTGCGATTATAACTGACACGCATTTTGGTGCTCGTAATGACAATCTTAATTTCAATGAATATTTTTATAAGTTTTATGAAAACATTTTCTTTCCAACCTTAAAAGAAAAAGGAATAACAACTTGTGTCCATATGGGCGATGTTGTTGATAGACGCAAGTTTATAAGTTTTAAAATTGCAAATGATTTTCGTAAAAGATTTATTAATAAATTTAAAGAGTTGGGTATTGACTTACACATCATTATCGGCAATCACGACACTTATTACAAAAATACTAATGAAGTTAATTCAATGGAAGAACTCGTTGGTAAAGATAGATTTAAAATATATACTGGGCCCGAGGTTGTAAATTTTGATGGAACTGATATTGTGTTTATGCCTTGGATTAATGCTAATAACTATGATGAGTCTGTGAATGTTTTAGATACTGCAAAGTCAGATATTTTGTTTGGACATTTAGAAATCAATGGTTTCGAAATGCATCGTGGCCAGTTTGCAGAAGGTGGTTGGGATAGAGAGTTGTTTAGAAGATTTGATACTGTGTTTAGTGGACACTTTCATCACAAGTCTGACGATGGCCAAATATATTATCTAGGCACTCCCTATGAAATTTACTGGAATGATTTTCAAGATCCAAAAGGGTTTCATATCTTTGACACAAATACGAGAGAACTAGAACGCATAGTTAATCCGTACACATTATTTAAAAAGATATATTATGATGATACCCAAGAGGATTATACTAAACACGATATAACACAATACAAAGATCAATATGTAAAATTGATTGTTGTAAATAAAAAAGATTTATATGATTTTGACAAGTTTGTAGATAGGCTTCTTTTAGCAGATGCATACGAAGTTAAAATTATAGAAGATTTCTCAGAGTTAGATGCTGAGAATGTATCAGATGATATTGTAGAAAATACAGAAGATACAATGACATTACTGGAAAAATATATTGATCAGTTAGATGTTACACTAAGTAAAGATAGACTCAAAAATACAATGAGAGCGCTTTACACAGAAGCACAAGATTTAGAAATGTGAGGGAGATAATTATGAGTTTCATTTTAGAAGCACTTAGAAAAAAATACGAAGGTGACATTGCAGTTGCCAGAGCAAACGTACAAGTTTACATTAACAATGCAGCTGGTATTGGGGAACATCCTGATGTTGTCCAAGCAGTTGATGAACAAATGGAATTGATTGCTGATGCTCAAGATAAACTTAACGTATTGGATCAATGGGATAACGGAACACAGAGATTTATTGATTAAATAATGATACACTTTGAGACTGTGAAGTGGAAAAACTTCCTGTCAACTGGCAATAACTTTACCGAGATACAGTTAGATAGGAATTCTACCACATTAATTATTGGTGAGAATGGTTCTGGTAAATCTACTATTCTTGATGCACTGTGTTTTGGTTTATTTGGTAAACCATTTCGCAACATCAACAAGGGGCAGCTGTTAAACTCTGTCAATGGTACTGGTGGATTAGTAGAGGTTGAGTTTAGAATTGGTTCTAAGAAAGTCAAAGTTGTTCGTGGTATCAAGCCTAACGTGTTTGAGATCTACATCAACGGTAAGATGTACAATCAAGATGCAAACGCGAGAGATTATCAAAAGTATCTTGAACAACAAATTCTTAAACTAAACTATCGCAGTTTTACACAAGTTGTTATTCTAGGTTCATCTACCTTTGTTCCCTTTATGCAGTTAAAAGCTAGACATCGCAGAGAGGTTGTTGAAGAAATTCTTGACATTCAAATTTTCTCTTTGATGAATATGCTTCTCAAACAAAAACTCAAAACTATTTCTGATGATATTCGTGATATAGATTATCAATATAATTTGACAGAAGAAAAAATTACTCTTCAAGAAAAATATATTGATGAAATGTTTATGCACAAAGAAAAGCTTATTAAAGAAAAGACTTCTTTAATGAGTAACAATGAAGAAGAAATATTTAAAAAGAATTCTGATATTAAATTTTACACACAAAACAATCAGGAACTTCTTGCTCAAATTACTGACAGTGATAAGATAAACACAAAACATAGCAAGTTAAAAGATATTCAATCACAATTAAAAGAAAAACATAGAGCACATACCAGACTTATTGGATTTTTTGAAAGCAATGAAGACTGTCCAACCTGTCAACAACATATTGATGAAGTTTTTAAATCATCTATGATTGATAAAAAGAAAGGTGAAGCAGACAAAGTTAGTTCTGGAATGAAAGAACTAAAAGATGAATTAGAAAAAGTTTTGGAACGACAGAAAGAAATTAATGTTATTGGTGCTAAAGTACGAGACAACGAAGTTCATATTGCAAAAGAAAATAGTTCTCTTATCCAACTTGAAAAATTTAATGCTACATTGCAATCAGAGATTGACCAACTAAATACTGGTGAAGTTAATAATACTGATCACGATAAGTTAAATGATTTAAAGAAAACTTTATCTGGTTTGGATATGCAAAAATCAAAGTTGCGAGAAGAACAGATATACAGTGAAGCTTCAAGAAATATGTTGACGGACACTGGTATCAAGACCAAGATTATCAAACAGTATTTGCCTGTGATGAATAAGTTAATCAATACCTATCTAACATCAATGGAGTTTTATGTAAACTTCACACTGAATGAAAACTTTGACGAAACTATAAAGTCACGTTATCGTGATGAGTTTACCTACGCATCATTTAGTGAAGGTGAGAAGATGCGTATTGATCTTGCACTACTCTTTACTTGGAGAGCAATTGCAAAGATGAAGAACTCAACAAATTGCAATCTACTTATCCTAGATGAGATATTTGACAGCTCACTTGATGGAACAGGAACAGATGAGTTTCTAAAAATTCTGAATACATTGGGTGATGAGAATGTGTTTGTGATTAGTCATAAACAAGATATATTGGTTGATAAATTTAGAAGCACAATTAAATTTGAAAAGAATAGGAACTTTAGTCATGTTGTTGCTTAATGGAGATTGCATTGAAGAAATGCAAAAAATGATTGACGAAGGAGTCCAAGTGGATTCCGTTGTTACAGACCCACCATACGAACTTGGATTTATGGGTAAGAGTTGGGATTCAACTGGTATTGCTTTTCAGAAAGAAACGTGGGAACTTGCATATCAATTATTGAAGCCTGGCGGGCATTTGCTCGCATTTTCTAGTAGTAGAACATATCACAGAATGGCAGTTGCGATAGAAGATTCTGGTTTTAATATTCGTGATCAGATTATGTGGTTGTATGGAAGTGGGTTTCCTAAAAGTTTGAATATTGGAAAAGCAGTTGATAAGAAACAAGGTAACGACAGAGAAGTTTTAGGTACAAAAATTACTAACGTAGGTATGCAAGGTAATAATTTTAAAAGAGGTTCTAAGTCTGGAGAAGTTGAAGTTACAAAAGGTAATTCTGAATGGGAAGGTTGGGGAACTGCACTCAAGCCTGCACATGAACCTATTGTGATGGCAAGAAAACCATTATCAGAAAAATCTATTGCAGATAACGTATTGAAACATGGGACTGGTGGCATCAACATTGATGGGTGTAGAGTAGAAACAGAAGATAAACTTGGTGGTGGTAATGAAAAGGCGGAAACCGATGGAAAATTTTCTAACGAAGAATGGCGTAGGCCTTGGATGGATGACCCCGAATCAAGTGAAAAATTTGCCGAAAAGGTGAGAAAGAACGTAAAGAAGGCAGAATTATTGGGTAGATATCCTGCAAATGTGATGCATGATGGAATAGAAAAAGATTGGGCGAGATACTTCTACTGTCCAAAGGTATCTAGAGCTGAAAGAAATGTTGGTTTGGATGATTTACCAGATGTAATACATAAGACAGTCTTTAAAAAGATTTACAGAACGTCTGTAGCAACAAAAGAAGTTAATCCTATAAAAAATAACCATCCTACAGTAAAACCCCAAGAACTGATGAAATATCTATGCCGACTTGTAACACCAAAAAACGGCACAGTCCTAGACCCATTTATGGGTAGTGGTTCGACAGGAATGGCTGCCAAGGATGGAGGGTTTGATTTTATTGGTATTGAGAAAGAAAAAGAATATTTTAAGATTGCAGAGAAACGAATTAAAGCTGTATCACCACTAATGGAGTTTTTTGAATAATGTCAGTATATAAACTAATTGAAAACACAAATCCTATTCTAAGTGTTCCTATTAAAAAATGTAGTGAGGATTTAGATAGGAACGAACTGAAAGAAAATTTGATTGAAACAATGCAATCTTCTTTCGGTGTTGGTCTATCTGCAAATCAATGTGGTATTATGGAACGTGCGTTTGTTATGTACTCTGATATTAAACAAAAAGAAATTATTGGTTGTTTTAATCCTAAGATTATATCATACAGCAAAGACAAGTCTCTCATGGACGAGGGGTGTTTGACATATCCTGGCTTATGGATAAAAGTTCGAAGGTCAAAAGATATAGCCTGCTCATATGAAGATGAGAATGGTGAGTTAAACGAAGTTCAAATGTTTGGTTTAGAAGCCCGCATCTTCCAACATGAATATGATCATATGGAAGGTACGAACTTCACCAATCATGTCAGTAAATTAAAACTTGACATGGCTAAAAAACGACTGTCTAAGGTAACAAAGAAATCTCAAAAACTTGTGGGTTCTTAGATTCAACGTCTACGTTATTTTTAGCTCTAGTAATTGTTCTAGCTGCTCCTGATCCAAATTCGTCACTTGCAAGTGGTATGATTTGAGCCACTATGAGTGCAATGAGAATTGATGCGAGGTAAGCGGTTTTCATTATTTTTTCCTTTTGGTTAAATTGATTTATTCTACAAAAATATTTATATGTTGCATTGCAATATTTTTGTTCACAACATACTTTCCATATCAGATACAATTACAGTTTTATGACAAAATTAATTTAAAATTGTTTTAAAAATCAATGACTTGCAGTTAGCAATACTGCTTGACAAACCCTGCTCAACGTGTTAGCTTAGTTGTATAAGATGAAAAATTACATAAAACCTACGGTAACGATTCTGCTTGACAATACTTGGCTCACATGGTAGCATATATAAATGATGAAAAATAAATCAATAATTGCAAAACTCCTCGCTGAAGAGGATATCTTTGTTGTTTACAAGAAAATGGAAACAGCATATTTCAATCCTAAAACACGCGAGTTGGGTCTACCCATCTGGAATGATGAATTGATGACAGCTGACATAGAAGATTTGATGGTCTGTCATGAGATTGCTCATGCACTTTGGACACCTCTTGATATGTTAGAACAAGCACAATCAAGAAAAATTAATCACTCGTTTGTAAACATTATTGAGGATGCTCGTATTGAACGCATGGTACAGGAACGCTATCGCGGTTCTGTCGCGGTATTCAATCGTGGGTATCGTGACCTAACTGAACAAGATTTTTTTAGTCTAAATGATCGTGATGTTTCTGAATTAAATTTGATTGATCGCATTAACTTATTTTTCAAAAAACAGAAAGTTGAATTTTCTGATGAAGAAAAAGTTTGGGTTAAAAAAGTTTCTGAGTGTAAAACTTCTGACGATGTTCTTAACCTTGCTGAAGAACTTTACAAATTTATGCAAGATCAAGAAGAAGAACAACAATCCAATGGAAGCTCTTCAGAAGATACTAGTGAATCTGATGAATCTGATGAATCTGATGATATGAATTCTGATACTTCATCTAGTGAATCTAGTGAAGAAGGCGAAGAAAACCTTGCGCCAAGTAACAGTGGTTCTGCTGACGATGAAGAAAAAGATTCAACTGATGATTCTATACAATCTGATTCAAATGATGTTACTAATAAACAAGAACCAGAAGCAACTACTGATACTGATACCAACAATGCAATTGAAAAGTTGATTGATGAGAAAGCTAGTGATCGCGTGTATGCAAATATTCCAAGTATCCCTAGTGAGGATGTTATTATAGAGTATGATAAAATTCTTAATGAGTGTCGTAAAACTTATTCTGATGAACTTAGTTCTGAATATTATACATCCACTAAAAAAACTATTGTTGATATGAAAGCAGATTCTAAAAAGACTGTTGCTTACATGGTCAAAGAATTTGAAATGAAGAAATCTGCTGACCAGTATGCTCGGGCTGCGGTTTCTAAAACTGGTTCTCTTGATATGAATCGGTTACACACTTACAAATACAATGAGGACTTATTCAAAAAAGTCACTACATTGCCAGGCGCTACTAATCATGGTATGGTTATGGTTGTTGATTGGAGTGGTTCAATGTACAACAACCTAAAGGGTACATTACAACAGTTATTTAATTTGATATGGTTTTGTCGCAGAACTCAAATTC